ATCCTTTTATCTATAAAGGAAGATCACTTCTACCTTCAGGAGAACAAGATCATCTTTCGGGCGGTCATGCGCTGTATCGCCAAGGGGATGCAGGCAGACATCATTAATGTCAAAGGAGAGATCGAAGCTGCCAACGAATACGATATCGTCGGTGGTGAACAAAAGATTACAGAAGTTGCAACTTCATGTGTAGCCCATAACAACTGGAAACGCTACTACCCCAAGCTGGAAGAAGCCCGCTACAGAAGGTCATTGGAATACTTGGCCAATGACATGGTTCACAAAGCCAGAGACCGCGAGCTAAAGATTGAAGAACTCAAGAACTGGTCAGAGACCACCGTCATGCGGGCTGACTACGAAATGGATGATGGCAGCAAGCTGTCCATTAACAGCGCCTTAGATCGCGCTGCCCAGAACATCGAATCCACGATTGCTGGAAAGCCTTGTATCGGCATTCGCACAGGTATTACGCCTCTGGATGATCTTCTCATGTTTGGCCTGCGTGGCGGAGACATGGTTGTCTTGGCTGCAAGGCCAGCGGTTGGTAAGACGGCCAGCGCCCTTCAGATTGCGGAGAACGTGGCGCTTAACCAGAAGAAGCGAGTCTTGATCTTCTCTTTGGAGATGACAAGCGTTGCCCTCATGGAGCGCATGATCCGCTCGCGGGCGCGTGTGGGTGCTGCTGATATCCTCTCTGGTCGGGTGACCCCACATCAGAAGCAATCTCTCGGACGGGCCGTGCAGGAAATCCAAGCATCCGAAATCATCTGCGATGATAGCTCTGCCAAATCTATCGGCTATCTCAAGGCGGTAGCCCGCCGCGCCCACCAGCGCACTCCGCTAGATCTTATCATCATTGACTACCTCCAGTTGGTCAAAGGCGACAGCAAGCGTGGAAAAGACAACCGTGTGTGCGAGGTGGAAGAGATTAGCGGCGGTATTAAGGATCTGGCCAAGACCCTCAAGGTTCCTGTTCTGGTGCTGGCTCAACTCAACCGCGACCCAGACAAGCGCGGAGGACGCCCAAGCCTTTCAGACCTCAAGGGATCTGGAGCCATCGAACAGGATAGCGACATCGTCATCATGCTTCATAGCGAAGATGCCCAAGACCATGAGCAGAATCACACCATGGAATTCATTGTTGGAAAGCATCGTGATGGGCCTACTGGTGTGGCCAACATGAGCTTTAACAAGGCGATTACTCGCTTTGAGGTTGCTTGAACTTCCAGCAGAAGTCTGGGAACTCCAGATTCTCTCCGCCCTGCACTTCGACTGGTAGATGGACGCTCACGGCATTGTAGCATCCGCAAATTCCGCAAGCTTTGAGTTGCTGGTCATATGAGGTTGTTTTGGCCCCTGCAATTTGTGGCAGCATTCCAGCAATTCCTTTGCATCCCCAGCATCCAGATGTGGCAATTTGATGTGGGCAGGCTGCACAGATCTTGGCTCGGCGTTCCGCCTCCTCTTGGGGGACAAGCTCAAACTTGCCATTGACGGCAAACTGATACATGGCCCGAACCCAGCGGACAATCTCTCCAAAGCCAAGGGTTTGTTTCGCTCTGGTACATGGAACACAGTTTGGATGGCCAGCAAGCCTTTCACAAAGATTGTTTTCTATTTGTGACACAAGATCAACGGGAGGAGTAATTCCCTTGGAAACCAAAAGCTTCTCACAGTTGCTGACCATATCCCCGAAGTCTCCGCCATAAACCTCCTCGTTCACAATGGGACACTTGACAATCCAGCCCTTCGGCGGAACATCAGTTTTTTTGGAATAACAGAATTTTGGAATCTCACTCATTAAGAACTAGCTCCGCTTCGTAGGTTGAGTCTTCGGGAATCTTCATGGATTCCAGTTTGGTAGCAATGTTAATTTGAATGGCGTTCTGCTGGTTGACGCCTTCGGAGAAGTTGATGGCGGCAGCTTCGGCTAGTTGCTTGATGTTCCTCATCATTCCCAGAGCCTCCATGCCGTCCAAGTCTTGCGCGGCATCGGCAGCTTTAACCAATACCTTGCCAGTCAAAAATTTGATCGACTTCTTCATAGTCTCCAATGAAGCCGTGATTTCCGACATCAAAGTAGGAACTCCCTCATCCTCCCAAGGGGCAGGAGACTGCTCGTTGACAAGACGCTCTCGGCACTGAATCCAACGCTGGGTATCCCGCCACAAGCAAACAGTAGATTCGCTGACCTTTAGTTCCTCGGCAATATCCCGCAGGGTGCGCCCCGAACAATACATGGAGAACCCCTTGATACATTCAAGTCTTCGCTTTTTGTCCATCTCTTCCATCTTGGCTGGAGGAACCACTAGGGCCACGGGACGCTCCCTGTCCCAAGGATAGAGGTTCTCCGCTTCGGGATTTTCCTGCCAGATCTTCGCATAATCATCCCACTTTTCGCTATAGATGAGCTTCTCAAGAGTTGGCTTGTGCTTTGTATCCAAAGCTTTCATTACTTCTGGCAATTCCCTGCCAGCGGCATACAGCCTAAATGCGTCCTGCTTTTTAAGACGGTTTTCGGGGCTATCCCAATCCCGTTCTGCAACCTTGCGCTTTTTCTCCATTGCGATTAGTGTAGTATAAATTTCATAAATGGCAACAGTTGATCAAGGTGTAGAGAAATACGGGAGGTTGTGGTTACCCAAAGATGGACAGGCGATTACGCCAATCCGTATTGAGATGGATGCCTTCTTGCAAGGGTTGACGCCCGAAGAAGGAGGACTCGGCAAAGCCCGACATTATCGCAATATTGTTTCAGCTATTTGGCCCACATTCCAATGGCACAAGTGGGCGGAATTAGCGGCACAAGCATTTTGTAACACTATCCACGAAGTAGACGAAGTAACGGGCAACCGTTTTGTCAGAAGCGTGACAGGTTTAGCGGGCGGCACCGACTCTGGTAAGTCTTACGGCATGGCGGCGTTTGCTTTGGTAAACTGGTTCTGCGACCCGATTAATACGATGTGCATTGTAGTCTCTACGTCGAAAATCGATGCCAAACAGCGTATCTGGGCGGCTCTGGTCAAGATGTATCGCGAAGCCCGAAACATGGGACTAGCCTCTGGAAGGCTCATTGAGTCCATGGACATCATCAAGCTCTCGGATGAAGAGGGAGCTATTATCGACCCCGAAACAGGGGTAAGCGATGCGTCATCGATTATGCTCCTCGCAGCGGGTGATGAATACAAAGATGACGCCCAAAAACGACTTCAAGGCAAAAAGAATCGTCGTATCGTGTTGATAATTGATGAGTTACAAGACTGTTCGCCTTCCGTGATCTCCCAAGCGGTGTGGGGATTTAAGGGAGCGCAGGAACTCTATATCGTGGGCGCGGGAAACCCCGCCTCCATCTTCGACCCCCACGGCAAATTCTGCGAACCCATCAAGGGATGGATGAGCGTGGACGAGGACACGCCGAACTGGAAGATACGAGTAGCTGGTATTGAAGGAGTATGCATCCGATTTGACTCTGAAAAAGATAACCCTAACCAGCAATCATTTGAGGCTGGTAAAGGACTTCGCTATCCCTTCCTTCCCAAGCCTAATGATGTGGCGCTGGCCCGAAAGGAACTCGGAGAACTCAATCCTCAGTATTGGAGAAAGTTCAGAGGTTTCTGGCCTCCCGCAGATGCCGATGACTCAACGATTGTCTCGGACATCCTGCTGGCTCGCCATGGGGCGCTAGACAAACCAATCTGGGATGGAACCCCGAAAGATATAGCTGGAATTGACCCTAGCTACACCGAAGGAGGAGACCGCTTTGTCTTCACCCATATGAAGTATGGTAAGTTGATCAGTGGGAAATGGGCGATAGCCATGGAAAAACAATACGTTCTCAACCGAAGGGCTGGCTCACAGGAAGACTTTCAATATGAGATGATCCAACAAATCCACGATCTTTCTTTAAAATTGGGAATTCCAAATCAATGGATGGGCGTGGATGCTTCGGCTGGAGGTATTTTTTGGTCAATCGGAGAACGAGAACTTCTAAAGGGTTGGCATGCAGTGAGTTTTGCGGGAGCGGCATCTGACCTTCCTGTTAGCGCCCAATATGCCATGAGAAACGAAGTTACAGGGAAACCTCAAGTTGGCAAGGAATTGTTCCACAACATGGCTTCAGAGCTCTGCTTTGCCGCCCGCTACTTCCTAGAATGCGAGCAACTCAAAGGAATTACCCCAGATCTGGCATGGGAGATGACCCAGAGAAAGTATGTGCGCCGAACCCGAAAGATCATCATTGAGTCCAAGACCGACATGAAAAAGCGCATCGGAAAGTCCCCCGACTTATTTGACTCATTTGCAGTTGGATTATTTGTGGCTCGCAAGGTATTCGGAGCTATGGCGGGCAGTGAGGCGATTGAGGAAAAGAAACGGCTCAACAAAGAGACATTTAAAAAACTCAAACAAGCCTTGACTATAAAGAAGAATTGGTAGATTCTATTTGCCATTTATGGCTCAACTACCGATTGCCGAAGCTGATATATGTTTGTTTCAAGGTGCCACCTTTGATCAGACTCTTTTTTATGAATCGGGCAATCCTCCAGTGGCCGTGGATCTTTCGGGCTATACAGCCAAAATGCATATCCGCTCAAAGCCCGAATCTAAAGCAGTAATTCTTGAATTGTCCACATCTAATGGTAGAATTGCGCTTAACTATGGATCAAGCAATGGAGCTATTAGGCTTTTTATTTCGGCTACTGACACGGCGCAACTCTCGGTCTGTGATAAGGCCGTATATGACCTTGAGCTATATAACGGGGCCGTCACAACCCGCATACTTCAAGGTAACGTAATCATTTCACCAAGAGTAACACGATGAGTAGAATTTGTATTCCTGTTCCAGCTTCAACCTACATTACTGGTACACCCACCAGTGGATCTGGTGGTAGCGGGGCGGTTGCTGGAGGCGTTCCTACGGTTAACGTCCTTCGGACAGAGCCTAGTGTTACAACCCTGACTGGCGGAACTTCAAGCGCATTAAACGGCATTGTTACCAACAACTCAGATTCTTATCCGACCAATGTTTGCGTGTTTCTTCCCGCGCTTACACCAGCCCCCTCTCTTTATCAACTCAAAGCTGGAACAGATGCGGAAAATCTTCCGTTTGTGGTCAGGCCGACAGACTACAGCGCCTCCAATCAAAAGGTATGGGTTCAGAGACTCTAAAATGAAAAAACTTTCAACCATCGCTATTTTATTGGCTTCTTCGTTTTTTGCAGGAGCCCAGACGCGCAATGTTATCGTTGACACAAATAGCATTGTGGTTAGTCCTACAAATTTCTGGACAGCCAGCACAACGAATATTCGGTCTGCCATTGGATTTAATTGGCTTGGTTTAACGAATAGCAACGCCGCAACGTTTCAAGCCGCGCTTTTTGGTGGCGCGTCAATCAACGCACAGGGTCAAAAGATTACCAATCTGGCTACTCCTACCATCAGCAATGAGGCCGCAACCAAAGCTTATGTTGATAGTCTTGTTCTGCGTGTTCCTCCCTCTATTACCAGTTTTACTGCAACATCTGGAGGTCTTTCCGTGTTTGAAATCGGAACCACCATTTCCAACGTAACTTTAACATGGACGATCACTCCGACAAATCTGGTTTTGTCTAATCAGACATTAAGCCCGAATATCGGATCAGTGGATGCTTCCCTAAGAACCACCAACCTGACTGGAATTTCGTTGACTACTGATACAGCTTGGACAAACGTCATCAACGATGGTCTTGGCTTCAATAATTCCATCGTCACTAATTCTTCCGCATCGATTGCTTTCCGCCACTACCTTTCTTGGGGGCGCTCTTCTTTGGCTAATCTAGGAAATTCCGAAATCCAAACCCTTCATACTACGGGAGGCGGGGCAGATAGAGCTTTTGCAACAGCAAGACAAAGAACATTCACCATAAGCGTTTCTAATCAATATGTGTATTTTGCCTACCCACTATCATTTAGCAGTGCCACTCAAATCAGGGTTGGAGGACTCCCAAATTCTTCATTTACCAACACAACTGTTACCTACACAAACGCCAGCGGGAATATTTCCTCATTTCTAATTTATAGAACTCTTGAAACAATTAGTGGCGACAATATTACTTATGAAATTCAATAAATTAGCAGCCGCAATTATTTGGGCCACCTCAGTTTCGGGATTGGCGCAAAACAATATTGGAACACTTGTTACAGATCCTATTCGTCCGTTTTCTGTTTCTTCAACCCATCCCTCGGCTATTGCCAATGAGATCAAGGGCGGGCCTTTTACTTCCAGTAATCTTGCGGGATTAAGCAATATTCCTGCTCCACGCCTTGAGATCGGGGCAATTGGCTATGCCACAAACACGGGCTTGTATTACCGACTAACTGCCACAAATCCCGCAATATGGTCTTCCATCGACGGACTTAATATTACCAATCTCAATGCAAGCAACATTACGGGATCTATTCCTTTTTTAAATATTAGCAATGCTCTTACAAATGCTAGTGTGGCATTTGGAACGGCATCATTTGTTAATCAAGTTGTTTTTCCGTCTGGAACGATTTCAATCCCAGCCGCACGTTTTGGCGGAACGAATCTTAACTTTGGTATTTGGCAGGGTAGCGCCGTTAATTTTGGTGGTTGGCTTGGTATTTCTGCTGCTGGATCTAATATTGCAAGATTTCAAACCAACAGGGTTGTTTTTGATCAGCCGATAGATTTTCTATCTTCAACAAATTCCGCAGCATTAACAACTAGAACGAATCTTGGAATACAGGATTTCGTTACAAACCCAGTTGTTCAAGTTGTTTCTGGCGGAACTGGAGCCACTAACGCCGCAACAGCAAGAACAAATCTTGGAGCAACGACCATTGGAAATTCTTTATTTACAGCAACCTCCGCAGCCGAGGCCCGCACCAACATTGGCTTAACTCTTCTTGCCTTAACCAACACAAACAATACAGACTTTCGCAATGCCATCGGGCTTGGCATCACTAATGTTGTTAGGTTTGGCGGAATACAATTATATCAGGATGGGGAAGTAAGCAATTCCATAACATATACCGTTGATACTTTAGACTTTAATCAGGATGGAAGCGTATTCTTGTCTCTTGATAGTTCAACTGGTGGAACGGTTATTGTATACAGAGATATAGAATTTGGCGGAACTAACAGTGGCCTGAATGCGTCCCAAACCCGCACAAATCTTGGTCTTGGTGGTGCAAATTCCGTTGTGTTTTCAAATTTGTCGCTATCCAATGGAGCGCAAACAAACTTGGCACTTGCTATTGGTTCAACCAATCGCGGCTTCTTTGCCACTTCTGGCCCAGAAAGAATTAACGTAGTTGTCGGGGGAAGCAGTATTGCTTCGTTTTTTTCTAATTCATTTGAGGTAAATTCTCAATTTAATGTTGGTGCAAGTGCTACGATAACTAGCAACCTTAGTGTTGGCGGTCCCATTTTATTTATTGGAGCAGGAGCAAGCTCCAACATTGCGACAACCCGTACCAACCTTGGGCTTGGATGGCCTGCATTAACCAATAGCAATGCTGGAACTAGTCTTGTTTCTGTCAACACCAACGGAGAGGTAGTAAGCCCGACCAACTTTTGGCAGCAGGCTCCAATTGCCACAACTGTTGCTTTTTCTGCTCCAGCTACAAATTCTACAAATACGGCGACAAATTCCCGAAACCTGATCATCCAAAGCCTTTCCTCCAACATCGTAAACACCACCAACACATTGCTACTCCCAACCAATACCTCCACGTTCAATGGTGATACGGCAGTGGTTATTCATGCTGGCGGCTCAAATTCCGCAACAGCAATTCGTCAAACTGGACAGACATCGAATCTGATTGTCCTTACCAACTTCGACCATGCTGTAAGATTTCTCTACTTCAATAATACATGGGACTTCTACCACAACTTGGCCTATGTCGAGCCCATCTATTTTTCGGGAACCAATGCATCAGCTAATGCTGCAACAAGCAGAACTAATTTGGGGTTGGGTGCGACAAATAGTGTTGAATTTAACCAATTGAGAATTGGTGGATCGGATCAGTTGCGTATTCAGGGAACTGCTGGTAATATATCCTTTTATGACGGCATTGATAATGAAAGTGTTTTAACTATTCCATCAGATACAGATCCAGTAGTTATAAATAATCAATGGAACGATTCGGCAGTTAGAAGCAATCTTGGCCTCCCCCTCCCAGCCCTCACCAATACCAATAATGCCAACTTCCAAGCAGCGGTGTTTAACACAAACACCACCCCTGCTGGATCAGCCTTTAATACCATTGTTGCTTGGATGGAAGTCCATGTCTTTACAAACGGCAGTAATACTTCCTTCAGAATCCCGCTATTTAAATGACCAACTACTGGAGACTTGAGAGAGACATCGAAATCGTCCAAGGAAAAACTTGGACGGCGAAGTTTCGTTATCTTACAAAGTCATGCAAGGGGAAGTCTAATGTCCCAGTCAATCTTTCGGGCTACGGGGCCAACATGGTTATTCGGGAGTGCGCCAAGGATAGTGCTACTTTGCTCACATTGACTTCTGGAAGCGGGATTACGCTCGGTGGAAGCGCGGGCACCATCGAAATCGAAATCACCGCCACACAGGCCGCGAACCTAACAGCAGGCGACAACGTCTACGAAATCGAACTCTACCTCGGCTATACCTACATTGCATTTGCCACTGGCAAAGCCAAGGTTTATCAGGAGATTGCCCGATGAGCCAAGAGGTCATTGAGAT